CCCGACCAGCGCGGCATCGATCGACTTTTCGACAAGTAACCCAACCAGCCACAGGGAGGCTGACATGCGCAGCAAGATCATTCCGATTTCCAACGTCCAGCGTTTGGCCGAAGCCGCCGACGCGCTGTTGAACCGCGCTTACGGCATGCCAGGCATGGGCCTGGTGGAAGGTCCGACCGGCTACGGCAAAACCACCGCCGTCGCGTGGCTGGTCACCCGCGTCAACGGCGTGTTCGTGCGCGCGCTGGCCACCACCACGCCGTCGTCGCTGTTGGATTCCATCTGCAAGGAACTCGGGATCGGCAAGCGCAGCACCAACGTCGCGACGGTCGAAGACATCGTGCGCAAGCTGGCCGAAACCGGACGCCCGCTGTTCATCGACGAGGCCGATTACCTGGCTGACAAGCGCCGCCTGATCGAAACCCTTCGCGACATCCACGACCTCGCCACCGTGCCGGTGGTGCTGATCGGCATGCACGGCTTCCGCCGCAAGCTGACGCCGCTGCAGCAGCTCACCGGCCGCATCGCGCAGTGGGTGGATTTTCAGGCGGCCAGCGAGTTCGACGCCAGGGTGCTGGCGCGCGAGCTCGCGGAGGTCGACGTCGACGATGCCCTGGTCGGCAAGCTGCACGCCGCCGCGCAGGGCAGCGTGCGGTTGCTGGTGGTGGGCCTGGCGCAGATCGAGCAGCGCGCCAAAAACCGCGGCCTGCGCAAGATCGGCGTCAACGAATGGGGCCACGGCGATTTCTTCGTCGGCGTGGCGCCACAAGGCAACAAGGTGGTGCGTCCGATGCTGCGTCCGGTGTCGGCATGACGCCCAGGCTTGCCAATCAACGGCGCCGCATGGTCGCGGCCAGAGGCGCGGACAAGCGCGAGAAGCTGTGGCGCGCTATGCGCATCCTGCGCACGTTCAGCATCGGCGAACTGGCTGCCGTTACCGAACTGGCCAGCGTCAAGTCCGTCAGCGCGTTCTGCTCCGAATTGCGCCGGGCTGGCTATCTGACGGTACAGCGCGGAAACCACCACAAGAGCGAATGCGCGCGCTACCACCTGATCCGCGATAGCGGGCCGCTGGCGCCTTGGGCGATGAATCACAGCTCGGCGATCTACGACCCGAACGAAGACAAGGAGTACTCGATCCGATGAGCGTCCAGGAACTGAAACCCGATGGTCTCGACGACCTTGGCCTCCATTACGCACAAATGACGTTGCCGCCGCGTGTTTACGCGCAAGGCGCGTCGCGCGGCAACATCGTCGTCTGGTTGGCCATTGGCGGTCTGGAGACGATGATCGGCGAGGGTGAGCCGGAAGCCGCGATCGCCGAAGCCATGAAGCTTCTGGAATCGTTGCGGGCCAATGTCGGGCCGCAGGTTGCTGCGCTGCTCGAAGCGCGGCGGAGGACGTCATGACGGCCGATTGGAAAGTGGTATTGGCCGACGCGTGCAAGCAATCCTCGCAGAGCGCCGTCGCGCGGCGCATCGGCTATTCGGCTGCCGTCGTCAGCCAGGTGCTGAAGGGCAGCTACAAGGGCGACGAACACCGCGTTCAACAAGCGGTTGAAGGCGCGTTGATGGGCCTCACCGTCGATTGCCCCGTGATCGGCGAGATCCCTCGCAACGTGTGCCTGGAATACCAGCGCCGCGAGTTCGCCGCGACCAATCCCATGCGCGTGGCGCTGTCGCGCGCGTGCCCAACCTGTCCGCACTACGTCGGGAGCCGCAAGTCGTGAACCGCCTGACGACAGCCCAGAAGGATTACCTGCGCGGCCTGATGCGCCGGCTGGAACTGCCGTCGGATGTGATCACGACGCTGCACCAGCGCGCGTTCGTCGAGGCCGGCATCTGGGATGCGCGCGCGTTCGGCTACCGCATCGGCCAGCGCGTGGATGCCGTGCTCGATGAACTGGACGTCGGCCAGGCCAGCGCCCTGATCAAGGCCATGAAAGCCAAAGCGGAGTGAACCCATGAAACCCGGCAGCCCGCAACTGCAGATGCTCTTCGAACGCGAACTCACGCCCGCGCTTGTGCTGGACGTGCTGGGAGACCACCCCGGCATGGTCAACGGCATCACGGCCCGCGACCTGGTCGCGAAGATCTGCGGGTTCTCCACCGGCGCGGGCGAACGGCACCTGCGCCAGATCATCGAAGCGCTTCGCCGGCAGGGCCATCCAATCGGCGCACATCCCTCGCACGGTTACTTCATGGCCGAAACCGATGCCGAGCTGGATGCCAGCTGCGAGTTCCTCTACGCGCGCGCCATGACCAGCCTGCAGCAGATCAGCGCCATGAAGCGCGTCGCGCTGCCAGACCTGCGCGGCCAGCTGCGGCTGCCCGCGGCCAATGAAGTGCCCTTCAACCAGGAAAACAAGCCATGAGCCTGATTCAACAGATCCGCGACGCGTTGGGCGACTCCGGCGGCATGACCACCGCCCAGCTGGCCGACGCGCTTGGCGAAGAGCAGAAGCGCATCGCGGCCACATGTTACGAAGCCAAGGGGCGCGGCGTGCTGACCTCGCGCCATGAAGACGGCGGTGTGGTGTACGCATTGAACACCGACGGCGCTGCGCCCAAGCCACGCCCGCAATTTGTGCAGATCGGCGAACAACAGAACTTGCCCACGCAGGCTCCTGCGACGCGTCCCCGCAAGAGCGCACCCGCACCCGCCATCCCGAACTCGCCGGAAGGTCGCGACACAATCGCCGCAGCGCTGCAATCCGCGTATACCAAGGCGGATGAAGCGCTGGATGCTTACGTGCGCTCTGTGGCCAATCCGACGATCTACGGCGCGCTGAAACAGGCACGCGATCACGCCGGCGCCGCCTGGCGCGCCTTCCGTGACGCGGCATGACGGGCATAACGCTCCCTTCCGGTTGGGGCTTCCCGCGCAATACGCGGCTCGGTGACGACGTGCCTGCTGACCGCAGCAACAACCTCTACCGCAGCCAGTGCGCGCAGATCGCGTTTTGGCTCGGGCGGCTGCGTTATGTGCCCGACGTGGCCGAGATCCGCGCTCGCTGGGGCGTCTCGCGCGCCACCGCATACCGCTGGCACAACTTCGCGGAAAACGGCGGCATGGTGCCGCCGGGACCGCTGCACCATGAGGACTGACGCGTGAACAAGAAAGCCAACACCCGCCTGAAACTCGAAGCCGCCGACGCGGTGCCGCAGTCACTGGAAGACGTGAACGCAGCGATCGCCGAAATCGGCAGCCGTCAGCGCGAGCGGGCGCGCATCGAGGCCGCGATGAATGACAAGATCGCGGCGGTGCGCGCCGCCTGGGAAGCGGAAGCCCATCCCCACGCGCTGCGCATCGCGGAACTTACCCGCGGCGTCGCCACGTACTGCGAGGCGCACCGCGACGAACTCACCAAGGGCGGAAAGACCAAGACCGCGCGCCTGGCCACCGGCGAAGTGAGCTGGCGCATGCGGCCGCCGTCGGTGGTAATGCGCGGCGCGCAGGCCGTGATAGAGACGCTGAAAAAGCTGAAGCTGGACCGCTTCCTGCGCGTGAAGATCGAGCTGGACAAGGAGGCGGTGTTGGCCGAGCCCGAAGCGGTGGACGGCATCAAGGGCCTGTCCATCAGCCAGAAAGAGGACTTCGTCATCAAACCCGACTCGACGGAACTGGAGGAAGTGCGATGAACCAGAGCAACGACAAGATCATCGACCGCATCGAAAGCGCCCAGCGCATGTTGGGGCAGGCCCGGACTGAACACAGCCGTGGCAACGCCGAGGATGCCGTGACATTCCTGGAAGTGGCCGGCACGCGCATCAAGGCCGCTGTCGAGGCGATCGATGCCGCCGGCAAGAACAAGCCGGTGAACTTCAGCGAGCGCAAGGAGGGCACCCATGCACGCTGAAACGTCGCGCTGGCGGCATCACGAGATCGAAAAGCGATCGGCGCGTGCGCGGGCCAACTATTCCGCCGACCATTTCGAGCTTGATTCCACGGGTACATGCGTCCGGCGGTGCCGGAAGTGCGGTTGCGACGATCTGCACGCGTGTCCCGGCGGCTGCTCTTGGGTCGCGGAGGATCTTTGCAGCGCGTGCGCCGGAAACAGCGTTCGCGACCCGCGCAAGGATCCGCAGCCCGGCGATGTGCTGGCCGTCGATCGCGACGTGCGAGAAGTTCTCGATCGCGTGCAGGACAGCATTGAGTACGGCTTTCCCAACCGCGCCGCCAGCCGCTGGCTGCCACTGATCCGCTGGCAAGCCTGGGCGCGCCTGGCCGACGTCAGGAAGGTGGCGCCATGAAACGACGCTTCAAATTGTCCTCGGGCATCGATCTGACGATCACGTTGGACATCGACACCGACGTGATGACGCCGGAGCTCGCCAAGGAGATCAATTCTTTTTGGGCCGGCGCCGACGACGTGCTCGACGCATCGGAAGGCGACGTGATCCAAGCCGTAGCCAGGCGCGCGGCAGGTCCTCTTTTGGCCACGCTGCTCGACGATTGGATACCGAAATACGCGCTCGATGAACTCGGCAAATCGGAAGGCTGGCCGGAAAAGCACGGCATCACGATCGTTGACCACGACCTACCGAACATGGACTCGGACATGTGGGATGTCGAGGAGCTGGAGGTCACGCCAGCATGAAACTCCAGGTTGACACCAGCCATCCGTTCTATGCGTTCACCGTCATCTTCGCGGGTGCGCCGCCCGTTGCGCTATGTCACACGGATGTGGACAGTCGGCTTGCCAAGATCAAGGGGTTCGATGCCGCGACGTGCGAACGCGCGCTAAAGCTGCCGAACCTCCAGAAGACAGTGCGCGCCGCGATCGAGCGGCGCCTGCGCAAACTGACCAAGTCGGAGCAAGCGTGATGCCATTCCACGGCGACACTGCCACACGCCGCAAGGCCCAGCTTGCAACCGCGCACGTGATCGCGGCGCGGCTGGGGCTGGACAGCGACACTTACCGCGACCTGCTGGAGCGCCTAACCGGCAAGCGCAGCATGGCGAAGATGGACTTTCGCGAACGCCGCACCGTGCTCGACGAGCTGCGGCGATTGTCTGGCGATACGGCACGCCGCATGCGCGGCACCGTGCCGCCGCCTGGTGCGCCCACCGGCGTGCGCGAGGAACTGGCGGCCATGATCGCCAAGCTGGAAGCCATCGCGGCCGAGCTGGGCTATTCCTGGGCATACATCGACAGCATGGCCAAGCGCATGTTTCACGTCGACCGCGCGCAGTGGTGCACCGCCGAGCAACTGCACAAGCTGGTG